GAATTCTAAAAATTCTAATGTGTTTTTTATAAATATTCTTTTATTTTTTTTGGTCATATATTTTGGTATGCAAATCCAAGTTTGTGGAGTTTCGCCAAATAACAATTTTTTTATTATTGCACTAAAGTCTTTCATTGTTTACCATTGGTTTAAGTATCATACCATCATCTGCTATATTAATCTGTATTTTTGTGCCATTAAAACAACAAGGCACATCTCTATCTAGCTCGTAACAAGTTTTATCATTTGGGTTCCATACAAAAATCCTATCACTAGCCATTTCAAATAAATTAATTAAATCTTCATTTGATAATTCGTTGTATATTTTAAGTAACTTTTTATGTTGCATCATTAACTGGTAACTTTTTTTCTTTTGTTTCTTTAAAGTTTTGCACATCTTGCATCACAAAATCAAGCAGACAATAAAATGCTAACTGTGATATGTTTTTAGCTTTCTCGCCTGTTTCTGGGATCTCAAAATCATTTGGCTGAAACTCAAGGCATATTCTCCAACAGTCATAATAGTAGATAGTTTGGTTGCTAACATATTCAATAACGTAATCTTCTATATCATCAACTGATGGCTCAGGGTATTTTCCACTTGTATCAAACTCATCTCTTAAATGTGATTTTAATTCTTCTAGGAATTTGTATTTATTAAAGCTCTCCATAACCTACCCTACTATTTAACATTGCATTTATTTTTTCTTTTTTTGTGCCGATAAATTTACCACACAAAGGAACGCATTCTGTTACGAATTGTGTACCTTTTTTATACTTTCTGTTTTTAATATATATATCAGAATCAGCTATTTGAGCCATACGACCCATATACCCCATCACATCACGATCAGGACTATTTAGTTTTATTGACCCAACGTATTTACCACGGAGATAGTAGTCAATACTGTATCCATTTATTTCAAATTGATTTTTCATTTTATGTTTATTTATAATAAATATAATAAATTTTTTGCAAATAAAAAAAAACAGGGTTACTATAATTCGCCCTGTTTAAGCGACTTTAATCTTTAAAATAACCCATCACATTCCAAGTTCCTGTTTTGTCCTTATACTGCTTTGAAGTAGGTTTAGGACCATACACATCATAAACAACGAAATTTGATTGATTCATTAATTTTTGAAAGTCTGTAAAATTTAATTTGTCAAACATATATTTATTTATTTGATATAAATATAATAAATTTTTAGCAAACTTCCAAATTTATCGTATTGCATATTTTCCAAAGTTTGGTTTACTCAATATAGAATAAGTAGCATAACGAACTGCATCACACAAATGGTTGTTATTATCTTCTGGTGTGTTTGTAAGTTTTCCTGATCTATCTTCTTTCCATTTATAATTCCTAAACTCTTGTATTGCGTTGGCACTATCTTTGTGAATATGTATCTTAAATCTTTTTAAAAGATCAATACCTGCATTTACAGAATCTCTGCCCTTTAAGCTTGGTCGAATACTCCAACCCATTCTTCTTAATTCTTCAATTATTCTTGGCTCACTACTATCAGCATAAATAACTTGATTGATTATATTGTTTTTTAAAAACTTGTGAATATCGTGCGTAGTCATCATTGTTCTGTATAGCATTTCTTCAATATACAAATCAGTATCTTTTTTGTAAACCTTAACCATTGCAGTAGGATCGTTTGTAAAGCCGAAGTCCATACCAAGGGCAACAAATTCTGCATCGTTTGGTATTATATTGTATTCTACATAATTAAATATAGTAGCCTTGCTAACCCCTTTTTCTCCTAGCCCATATATTTGCCAGTATTGCTCATCAGTATATTTTAATCTTTCAATCTCATCTACCAATGTTTTTTCTAAAAATGGATTATCTAAATAATTGGTTTTTAAAAAGCTTGTATCTTCTCTTGGTATAATTTTATCGTAGATCCAATGGTACTCCTCGCTTGGGTTGTAGTCAAGTATTATCTTTTCGCTTGTTCTAAATAATAATTGTTGCCAGTCTTCGAAGTATAGCTCGTTTGCTTCATTGATAAATAATAGGTTTCGTTTTCTTCCTCTAACTTTAACAGGCTGATCAAGGCTAATAAACTCAACAAGATTACCAAACAAAGAATATTCACTACTTGACTTGTTATGATTTTCTTCTCGGTATAATTCATATTTTTTTAATATACTAATAAAATCTCTGAGAACAGTTGCACGAAGTGCTGGAAAAGTTTTACGACAGATAGTAATAACCTTTTTAGAATTTCGTAGGCAATAATAAAAGATAATAAATAAAAGAATGTTATAAGTTTTACCCGATCTGGTTCCACCTTGATTTACTATTATTTTTTTGTTTGTTTTTACAAGATGCTTAAATACAACATTAGTTTTGAGCTCTATTTGCATTCTCTACAATTTCTATTTTAACATCAGTAGGTATGCCACTTGCACCAGTAATCTCTTGCCTTTCTACATATCCTCTTTTCTTTCCTTTTGTTTTCAGATAGAATATGGTTGCAGCAGTAGAGCCATCTTTTATTTGTTCTAGTAATTTGCTTTCAGCAAAATCTAAACTCATATTTGAAATATCATCTACCGTAGCTTTAAATTCTTTATCCTCGTTATAGTAATTATAAAAAGTTGTTCTTCCAATGCCAACTTGTTTACAAGCAGTTGTAACAATACCCAAGGATTTTTCTAATGCTTCTATCAATCCTTTTTTTATGTGTTCACTTTTGTTCATTTTCAATACTTTGCTTGTAATCTTTTGCTTCTCTTTTTCTTTGTCGTAATGAATCCAAATGGTCAGGATCTATTCTATTGATTTCTCTTTGCATTTTTTTTGTTCGTATTCTTGCTATTTCTTCATCAACAGTCATACACTGCCACATTCTTTCAAGCGAATAGTAAACAATACTATACCTATAGCTTTGTTCGTGTATGTATTCAATAGGGCTTACACCGTGAAGTAAATCTTGCCCATCAAATATAGTTAATGAATTATCAGCAACCTCTAGTGATATGTCAAGCTCTGGTATGACCAAATGACCACCTTCCACATCTCCTTTGAAAACTATCATATTACTAAACACGCTTTTAAAATTACCACTATCATAATGATATTTTAATTGATTATTTTTATTTACTATGCCACTTGTAAATACACTACCATTAATAACCCATTGTTTTTTTACTTTTTCTTTTACTTTGTTTTTATGATCGTTATAAACTCTTGGAAAGAACTCGTGATAAAATTTTGCAACTTCTTTGGCATATCTGCTTATTACATAATGTTGTTTAGGGTGTGTTGTTCCCATTGCACTAGCACTACAAAAGTCTCTTTTATTTTCTTGCCTTGGGTTGTATCCAAATACTGCACTTGTGTTTACTAAACCGTGGGTTCTTTTACCTGTTCCATACTTTATATTTTTTACTGCCCACCTAACATCTGTTGGCTTTTTTGGTAATATTCTGTATAATAATATAGGCTTGTCTTGATGATATATAATTACATCTTCTGTTATGTGTCTTGATACATCAGACAAATGTGCAGTTCTTCTAATGTAATCTTTTTTATCTATTGGTTTTCTTTCTACATCTATTCTTTTCATCGCATATCTTTTAATCTTAATTCTGCGTTTCCTGTGCTTTTTCTTATATACATTTTACAATACTGTGGAAACATACTTTGTATATGATAAATTGAATTATAAACATACTCTGGAGTTCTAATTGTTTGTAGCCCACCATTTTCTTTATAATATTTTGATCTGAAAGTTATATAGTCAAACCTTACCAAACTTTTGTTTTTTATGTACTGCCTAATACTTCTTTCATAATCTTCACCGTGGTTTGTTTTTGTAAACAGAAAAGGATCGTGTTGAACAATCTTTCCAAAACAAGCACCAATTACATAACACAGCTTTGTGTATATTCTATGCTTCATAAAATAAGGGTTTGCAGCACCATAATATCCAAACATATATGCATTGTTTTTTTTACACTCATTAAATCCTCTAATTATAAAATCTTTTTCTAAATCTTTTAGTGGTGCTAAATTTTTATTATCAACTTTGAAATAAACACCTTCAAGATCATCGTCAAACTGCATCAACTTTGTGTTTTCCTCGTAGTATTTTGTTATAAATTTCCTAACCCCATTTAATGTTGGCACACCAACTACAATTTTATATTCTCCTCCAAGACTTTCGTTATATATTTCTTTTTCTTTCTCGTTTGCAACAAAAACTGTTATTTTTTTTTTATCAATGTTATATTTAGATAACAATTTTAAAGTTTTGTTTTTTATTGTTTCAGGTCTTTTGTATGATGGTATTGCAATTTTATAATCCATACTTTTCAATTAAGAACTTAAATACTTGTGTGTTGTCTGTTAAATTTTCTTTATCTCTAATTTTTTCTAAATCATTAATAGCTTGTTCGTAATCTTGTGCATTAAAGTACAATGTTATTTGTTTTATTTTTGCGTTTATATATGTATCAAGTTCGTGGTCAAATATGTCTTTGTCGATGTCTGGCTCTTTGTCCTCATCAAAATAAATCTTTGGCAAATCCAAGCCCCATTCTGATAGCTCTTTGATCTCCCATTCATTTGCCAATATATCCCAGTCCCATTCTCCAAAGTTACTATTATCTTTTATTATAAACTGTTCTTTTTGTTTTTCAGTCCACCCCTCTGCTTTTATTATATTTACTTTTTTAAATCCTGCTTCGACACAGGCACGAAGTCTCATATTACCACCGAGTACAACCATATTTTCATCTACAACTATCGGTCTTTTTTCTAGCATTTCAGGAAAGTCTTTTATGCTTTTCACTAGTTTTTGAAATTTATAATCTTTTATAACCCTTGGGTTTTTTTCGTTGTATTTTATTTCTTCTATATTTACTATCATAATTGTTGTAATAATTTATCTTTTACTATTTTTTTTACCTTTCTATAACTATTGTAAACTGAATAATACCCATCATCTACTAATTTTGTATAATCTGTTATAGATAAATCGTTAGTATAAATATCTTCAAACACTTTAAAATGCTGTTGATGATCGTATGAATTACTTTTTTTTTGTTTTTCTTGTTTCAGAATATTTAGAAACTTATTATAATACAATTCAAAATTAAATATTTCAGGTGCCTTTAATTTATTTACAGATGTTGTTAAATATCTACCCTCCTTATTTTTCACAATTAAATCCCCTTTGTTATCAATTCTTAATAATAACATTTCTATTTTTTGATATTTGCGAAAGTGATCAATAGATATACCTCTTAGCATTTTATATATGTACCAATAATTAGGTTGACCTTTATATGATATATCTTGACCTTTTTTAATTTTTTGGTACAGTCTTAAATACATTTGGCTAACAATATCCTTTGCACGATCTTTGTCAACACCAAAACTTTCCGTTATTTCTAACCATTTTTGGTGTGATTTGTAAACTTGTTGCATCATAATGTACCTCTTAGTGTGTAACTATCAATGTCAGCACCATCAACGAAAAATTGTTGATACCTAGATATTGCTTCATAAGTTTTTTCTCTACCACTATTATAAAATTCTTCACTACATTCAAATATACCAATGTCTAGTGATGCTTTGTCAATAACTAAAAATACAAAATTTTTGTAATCAATGTCAAATATGCTAGAATAAATAAAAGCTTGAACATCATAGTGTAGCTTGTATGGACTTCCTGTTACATATTGTTTCTTTTTATCCCAAAGCTCTATATCACTTGTTGTTTTTATGTCAACAATCTTTTTTCCACATAACACATCAGCCTTGCCACGAAATGCTAGACCATTTATAGATCCGATCTTTGGCACCTCGTACTCGCATTTTGTCAATAGCTTCAATGCTTGTTCGTTTTTATATACTGCATCTTGTAATCTTTCTACTTCCTCCCTTTCTTTTATTGTAAACACATTTTTATTTTGCTCATTTGCTTCTTTAAATTTTTTAGTTCTCCTACTTTGAACATCAATAAAAATTAATTTTTCAAACTTCTCTGGCTCTAATATTGCACAATGCGTAAGCCAACCTATCATCATTGATGAAGTCATAGGTTGTGCATATTGTGTAATGTACTTATATTTTTTTGGGCTTTTTAACAGGTGTTTTATTGAAGAACTACTTAATGCGTTTTTACCAAGGTAATCGTAATAAAAATCATCATTTTTCATTTTGTTCTCCAAATCGAGAACTTCCCAGGTTTCCGAGTTTAACAATGTTATTTGCTTCATTTAATTTGCTTTTTAAATTATCTATAATTTTTTCGTACTCTTTTATTGTTGATCTATGTTCTTCTTGCAACATATTGTAATCAATCAGTAATGTGTTTGTATATAGGTGCATTTGCACAACACATTGTATCATTTCATTAGTTATTGGTTTTTTTGTTTGCTCGTATTCTTTTGTTAATATCTCTGCAATATTATTAAAGTAGGCTTTATAAATTTGTATATGATGGCTTTTCACGTTTATTTATTCATACAAAAATAAAAAAAATATTTGACTTTAATTTATATTTTTTATAAGTGCTAACCTTTCGCTAATTAGATAGCAATCTTTTTGTATTTTTTTTGAGTTCCATAATGTTGTTTGTGGGCACCATATAGTTTTGATCCTGTCTAATTTTAGGTTATTTAGCCAGAACAGATAGTTTGCTTTTGGATCGTTTACAAAATATAGCTTTTCAATATGTTCATCCATAGCCATTAATTTGTCGTATTTATATTTTTCAAGTAGTTTGTCTTCGTAATAATCATTTCTAAACTTCATCTCTATTACGCATTCGTGTCCTTTTGGTGTGTAACCCCTTGCATCATAATGCTCATAATTACCACCTGACCATTTCAAGTCCCAACCATCAATATTATAAATACCAACTATTGCTTTTTCTAATTTATGTATCTCATCTATTTTAAACACTCACTCACCTCTTTTATCCATTGATTAATTCTTTTTGCATTACAACTACAAAAGTTAGGTTCGTGATATTTGTGTTTTTTATACTTCGCGTGAAGTTTACACATTATTAGAAAGTCATCGTGATCTAAATTGTTGCCTATTCTTTTTGTTACTTGTTGCCATAGCTTTTTATCTAAAGCTTTATCTTGTTCCATTTTTTTCTTCTTTTATCACAGTTGCAATCAGGATAAATTTTTTTCCATACATACCTGATCCCTGTGTATTTTGTTATATAATATACTATGTCCCCAATTCGAATACTCCTTTTTAAAATAACTAACATAGAATCGTGCATACCAACTTTATTTTTTACAAAAATACCCTTAGTGTTTAATCCTTGAAATTTTAATCTGCCTTTTATAAATCTGATTTCTCTCTTATTCGGTAAAATAATATCGTGAAATAATTTTGTGCTTGTTGATACAGGCAATAACAATACACATAGTTTACCTTTATTGCTTTCTTCTATTGCTTTTTTTACAAAAGCATCCTTTAATTTTCTGCTATATGGTGGGTTAATAAAATTACTGTTGCCCCACTCAACCTTTAAGCCGTCAAAATCTGCATTCAAAGGGCAAGGATCAAAATCAAATTTGAATTCTTTATTTATTTTTTCATAAAAATCATCAGGTGTTTTCCAGTCGTCTGTATTTTTAAGATTTCTGTTTTTCATAATAACTCTTTTAATTTATTTTTTACTTTATTGTATGTTCTGTATAAACTATAATAACTAATTTTTGTTTTCTTGCTTAATTCTTTTATACTTACGCCACTTTCTATTATTCTATATATTTTTGCATCATACCAAAACATACGATCAAGCTCTTTATTGATCCGAACATAAATTTTTTCAATGTTTATTTCTTGTGCGCTTTTGGTTTGATTTTTAACATTGTCTATATTAATAACACTAACTTTTCTTTTTTTTAGCAAAAGATTGATTGCCATATGCCTAAGCATCTGATATATGTATAAATAGTTAATATCGTTTTTGTATGACAAATCTTTACCATTGTCAATATATTTC